CTTAATAATTAACTTTAAACTTCCGGAGAATCTTCTGTATCAGCAGCACCACCACTCACATCAACGTCAGCTTCATCAACTGGGGCCACATCGCTTGAGTACCCCATTATTTCACGTGTTTTTAATGGAAGATATTCTTTAAAAGCTGCAACGGCTGCTTCTTCATTTCCATTTATCATATGATTCAACATATCTCTTAGCGCTGTCTTATCTGCCATATTCATTCTCCTTTATGATATAAACTTCTAATCTCAGTATTAACGTTTCAATATTGAGTCTAAGAATTTCTTGATTTCTGCACTCAAATACTTTTGTGCGGCTTCATCATGGACAACAGCTTCAGCTAAAGTCATGACTTTCTTATTTTCTACAGCTTCACGAATTAAATTTGGATAAGCATCTGGTGCTGAAGGATTTGCTACCAAATCGATAGTAACAAAGCTGAAATTTTCAACGATGCCGTTATTCACATCACCTGTACCGCGTGAAGAAACACCAAGTCTTACGCCACCATTTAATAGTTCTTTGGCGATTTGACCTGATGGTGTGTTGAGCAGTTTGCAACGACCAACCGCATCATTGCCTTCCATGTACATTTCAGTAATGATATGAGAAACATTTTTCAAATCAATTGACAGATTATCTGGATGATTAAGTTCACCCATGATTGATGCGCCATTTTTAATTTTTTCAGCGCAATAATCTACAGCCTTTGAAATCTCTTGTAATGGATAAACGCGACCATTACCATTTTGGACTTCAGCTTGCATTAACACGCCGGACAAATAATAATTCTTTTTGTCATCAATTGATTCAACCAAGTTTGCGCTACCAGGCATCAGTTGTTCAATAAGAATGAGGTTTTTCATAGAATAGTTCTCCTAAAATAGCGATAATTTATTTATAGAAAACTATAGTTTATCATTCAATTATGAAGGCCTTGGTGGTTCTGGTAATTCACCTTCTTCGCCTTCCTCACCAGGTGCACTTGGTCCAGCTACTTTAACTGGAGTTGAACCTGTCATATCTGGCGTTGGCTCCATTGGTTCTTCTATTTCTGAACCAAAGCCAAATTCTTCAGGCTGGACTGCGCTTCCGGCTTCCTCTTCATCTGATAAAGGAACCTCTTTCGATTTGAAATCTGGATCATACATTTGCTGAATATCTGCAACTTTAGTATTATCACTGATATTACGCTCTTGTTTAAGCATAATCTCATTCATCTGCAGATCATCCTCTGTAAAGCCTAAGTAACGCTTAAGAATAAATCGTTTAGACAGATATTTGATACCATCTGCAGAATTGAATGTGTTAATTAATTCTGCGTCCAAACCAGCTTGGCGATACAGCGCGAAGTTTTGCGGTTCTGGCAGTTTAAGCATGAATAGATCATCATCGACCTTAATTCCTGCTGTTTTCAAATACATTTTGAATTCTTTATCTAAAACGCGTTCAATTTTTGCTTGAAGGCGCGTGATAAAGTTTGCAAATCGTAGTTCTTCGATATATGCAATACCGACTTTTCCGTCTGCAACTTGCGCTCCGCCAGCATCGGCTCCACGCATATAAGAACTTGGAATACGAAGGCCCCTGAAAATTTTACCTTGGAAATAAGTTAATTCTGAATTTTCGCCAAGATTTTCGCCACCTGGCAGTGTTTCAACTCGAGAGCCGCGACCGGCCGCAGTTTGTGCGAAGAAATAATCTTCAGAAATTGAATGTGGATTATATGTACCATCCACCATGTCTTGGCCAGAAGCTGATGTATTTGGGATCCGTTTTTGACGAATATCATTTTTAATTTGTTCTAAATATTGCTTAACTCGCTGAGCTGGCATGTTGCCAACATCAATATAAAATGCACGACGTTCTGGGGCACGAACTACTCGATAAATCACCACAGAATCTTCAAGCATTGACAGTTGCTTGAATGTTTTCATGATTGGCAATAATATTGAATCGCCGAATGGCGCGCCAATTCCCATTTCATCAGTTAAGGTGAAATGAATTATTTGGTGAATTGGAATAACTTCAGCTTGTTGTTTTTTGATAGTTTGTAAGCCAATTGAAGCTGGAGCTGAAGAAAGGCGATTTATATGATACGCAACTTTTCTGCCTTTTGCGTCAATTTCAATACCAGTCACATCATTTTGTTCAATAAATTTCCATGGAGCTAATGGTGACTCACGTTCAAAAAAGCAGTCACCGTACTTAATAACGTGGCGCGCAATTCTGTAAATTCTATTATTGAGATCTTGATGATTGCACCAATGTCTTACTGCAGCTCGTAAAGCTGTGACGACAGATTCATTTACTTCTTGACTATCTTCAGTTTGATATTCAATTTTAACTGGCAGTTTCGTGCGTTTATCTTCGGTAGCAATTTCTTCAGAAATCGTATCAAGAGCGCGCGCAATATCGACATCTGAGTCCATCATGTCAAACTGTTTATAACGCTGTTTACGTGAACCGATGCCACGCATAACCTGGTTATACCATTTAAGACCATCTAATTCTAGCCCATAAGAATCTGGAAGATTATCTGGAGCTATTATGGTTGATCTTTGTGAAGGTGATGATGGTCTAACTATTTTCCAATAATTTACCCAAGATGCCATTATATTTTTCCTTATATTATCTCATTGCTGAACCAACAAATGATGGCTTTGATAGTGTTGGTCTAGTTTCAAAACCACGACCGCTGCTTTTATTAGCAACAACTTTCAATTGATCATTATTTGTTTTTAGAATTTCTACAATCTCACGTGAGATATTTTCGCTCGAGCGTAAAATTGTAATCATCTCTGCTTGTTGGTCGACTAATTTTTGATTCAAACTTTGCTGATTTACTGTATTTATTTCTGTTGGTGTTGCTACTATAGCGGTTTTAGCTAATTGTGTCTCGGTAGATGGGATAGCAATTTGCTGCGTTTTAGATATTGGGATTGCGCTTTTTGCTGTTGGGATTGGCGATGGAGCAAGTAATTCTTTTGATTTGTCTCCGCCAAATAAATCATATAATGAGGACCCAATTGATGTTCCTGTCCCTAGTTCAAAAAGCTTATTGATTCCTTCACCTACCGCGTATCCAGCAGCTCCAGCTGCCATAACGCCTGCTGCCGGTCCGGCCAATTTTGCTAATCGGCCAGCCACTCCGGCGCCCTTACTTATTGCGCCTTTCATACCACCGCCAGGAATGCCCGCAGAAGCACTTAGCGCCGCAGCCGCAGCCATCAATGAAGATCCTGCTGCTATGAGTGAGCCACTGCCGGCAACAATTGAAGCCGTTAAACCAACTGCTGACACGGCCAACTGTGCTATTGGATTTTCCATGGCATTTTTAATAAATGTAAATGTTTCTATTCCATTTGCTAAAGTTTTATCAGCTGCATTTCTCTGCATAGCTGATATAACTTCTGAATCAGATAACATCTTACCAGTTGCCGATTGAAGCGCCACTCCAGCATCATACAACTGCTTTGAGCCTCCTCCCATGCCCTCTTCTAAAACATTCACCACGTTTTCTTCTGCTAAACCGCCTAAAGCTAATGTTTGTGCAGATTCATTCATTGTGCCCATAAACTTTGCTAAAGATGTTCTTTGTTCATCTGTCGCACGCCGGCCAAGTCTAATAGTTTCTGCGGCAGCAGCTCCGGCGTCCCCCATGCCTAATATTGCGGCCATTTGTTGAACACGAGCAGCCTGCTCAAGTCTAGATGTTACTTTATCTTTTTGAATTGATAATAATGCAGATTGCGCCGCCTCAGCCTGTGCCTTACTTAACCCATATGTTGTTTGCAGCAATACGCTCTGCGCTCTAAATGATTCTATTCTTGCGGCTCTTTCTTTAACGCTAAATCCTAAATTTATTTTTTGTAAATCCGTATTTTCTGCAGCTGCTTTTGAGAATTCAATATATTCTTTTGCAGTCATGCCAGTTACACGACTTAATTTTAGGAATTCTTTTTCTTGTGATTGTACTGATGCGTTCATGCGATCAGTTTCACGCGCAGAAATTCCAGCAGATAAAGCATTTTGCCTAAATGCTGTTGCCATTTCGAGAGCATCTTTTGCGGCAACCCCTTCATTTCTTAGACGGTCTGCTGAAGCGTCTAAACCCTTAATGAAGGTGTCATAATCTGTTTGCGCAATCTGTATTCTACTTTCCGTTATAGCCTTTGTTAAATCTTCAATTGGTACACCAAATTTTGTTAAAGAATCAGTTAATATGTTTAAAATGTTGTTGGCTGGGATTTGCGCTTGTACACCAGCAGTAACTGCAGAATATAACTTATTGAAAGACGCTGCACCGAGCGCAGTAAAACCAGCAATTGACACATTCGCGAGGCCAAATTTTCCTGCGAGCGCTTGAGCGCCTTTTGAAAGAATTTTATTTCCTTCAATAACCTTTTTATGCATCACTGCATTTTCTGATAATCTTTTTACTACTGTGTTAGATTCTTCACCGATTTTTATTAATTCGTCTTTTAACGCCACTGCGCCTTTCTTTTCTAATTCCTTAAGCCTATCTTTGGTGACACCCATTTGTTTGCCCAATTGCTTTAGCCACCATACAGATAATTCTGTGCCATTTGATTGTGCTTCAGAAAGTTCTTTCTGAAGTGTTGCTGCTCCTTCGACACGTTTTTTCAAAATTTTGAACACTTCACCCATACCATCACCATCATCTGCCAGTTTTAATAACGCATCACCAGATGAACCTACCATGTCTTCCATTGATGACATGGTCTTAATAGTATTTTTAAATGCTTTATCTAATTCTTTATTTGTGAATATTTCTTGTTCATAGATTTTCTGAAAACCACCTATAATCGTATCAATACTATCAGCAATACCAGAAAAAGAAGCACTTGCTTGTTTTTTAATGTACTCTTCTAATTGTTTTGGCGAAGAAAAATCCTTCCGTTTCGTGCTTGTTCTTTCTGCTGTTTTTTCTTCTTTTGCTCTGGCCGTTCTATCTCCAGATAAAGCTGCAGACATTGCCTTACCGATTGCGGTAGACATAGCAGTTGAAAGTTTCTGGATATCTTCTGGAGTAAGAGACATTATGGGCAACCTATAAAAATAGTAAATACTATATGCCGGATATTTATTGCTTTTCTAATTAATCCAAAATTACACTTTCTGGCTAATATTCATATTCATAATAAAGGAGATGCAATGTCATCAAATCCTCTTCTCCAGAAGCTGAAATTGCCAGGTAGAATTTTTCAGCTTCCATCATCTGGTTATTTCTATAAAAATGATGAGTTAATTGGGTCTTGCAAAAACGCAGAAATCCATGTCCAACCATTATCGGCAATAAATGAAATTTCTATTAAAAATCCAGATATGTTATTCAGCGGCCGGGCAATTGAAGAAGTATGCGGCGCCTGTGTTAGTGATATACTTAAACCTCGCGAATTGTTGGCCAAAGACGTTGATGCTTTAATGGTTTTCCTCCGCCTTGTAACATATGGTCCGCACTATGAAATAGAATTCAAACATAACTGCGAAAATGCAAAAAATCATGCATACGTTATAGATTTGGAAGGCGTTATTGCTAAAATGAAAATGTTGGACCCGACGATTGCTGAATCTAAAATGACGGTAGATCTTCCAAATGGGCAACAAGTTAAACTCCGCCCCATTCGCTATCAGCACTTAATTGAGGTCTTACAGAAGAATCACGCTAAACGAGAACTCACTGCTGATGATATGAAAGAAAATACTGTTCGAAATCTTTTGAATATCATTGAAAGTGTAGATGGTATATCCGATACCGCGATGATAGAAGAGTGGATTCGTAATATTTCTACTCCTCTCGCAAATAGATTGGTCGAAAGAATTGATGACATAAATGATTGGGGCCTCAATACTATTGAAAAAATTGCCTGTAAAGATTGCGGCGAAATCGTTGATGTTGATATTCCATTAAACCCAATTTCTTTTTTCACCGAATGATTGACGCCGGAGATATGTCAAAAATACAAAGCCACATTATGACTTTGGGAAAAGAAGTTCGTTCAATGATAAAATCCGCATTTGAATTGAGTTATTTTTCTAGAGGCGCTTGGTCATATCAAGATGTATTGCAGATGTGTGCTGCAGAAAGAGAGATGGCTTTAGAATTTATTAATAAGCGGCTCGAAATAGCAGGAAAAATGGCATATCCGGTATTCTAATCAGTCCTGGAATTCATACACTTAGAAAGGACAAAAGGGAGACGCTGTCTCCCTTTTCTATAAATATTACTTAAAAGGCTCTAAATTATGCAGTTATCGTGTTTTTCCTTGGCGCTGCAACATTTTATATTGCTGCTTGAAAAACTTATATGATGCCCTCTCGCATTCTTTAGCTAAAGTAATCGTTCCGGTAATTTCAGGCAATAACAAATTTCCATCATTATCTCTTACAGCTTTTTGACCACCTGATACCATATATTGGCGCGCCAGCGGACCTTTCACTACGCTCGCATCATCTTTTCTGAAACTTTGTTTAATCATTCTTCTAAGTTCTTTTGCAACTACGCCCCTCATATTACTCTCCTTTTAAATTAAATCATCCCAACATAACGAACATTAATTTCAGCATCTGTATGATCAATTATAAAACCACAATTATTCGTATAGAACAGCATTTCCCAAGCATTCGTGGAAGGAACGCCAGTTTTTCCGAGCTTCTGTCTAATTATAATGTGTTTTATGTCTTCTTTAAGTTTTAAGTTTTCTACATAAATTGGCTGACACCCGGCCAATTCTATCTTATTCACTCTTTTAATTGAAGGAAAATTTCTTTTAGAAAGTTCTTTCCATTCTGCAACATCAACCTCAGAAATTTCAAATAGGGCTTTTTGAAATTGGCATGAGTGTAAAGTTGAATGATGAGGCAGAAT